AATGGATTTGCTGAGTTTCATTGGGTCAAACCAGCGCCGGGGAACGATCCAAAAGGCAGTTCGGCAGTTTCACCGAAACGCAATTTGCAGGAGCTGATGCGTTTGCCGCATTTATCCTGCGCCAGCGTGCCCACCACATTGTCATTGGCGTCCCAGTAGTTGCTGCCGGTGTACCCGCACTCGGTGCTGCGGTATTTCCACTGGCAGATGTTGGCGATGATTTGACGCTTGGGCAGCATGACGCCAGCCAGGTCAAATTTACTAGCAAGTTCAAAACTCACCGAATCACGACTTTCACTTGCTTTTCGATCCACATACCAAATCTCGTCTGGAAACTTGGCGTGTGGATCGGCGGCAGGTTCGCCATCCAAATACTTCTTGAGAGTGCGGATGCGTTTGACGGTGGCGCCACCGAGATCGTTGCCGGGTGTGGTGGCGTTGACAAGCAACAGCAGCGTGGTCATGGTGCTGTCCAAATTGGTAATCGTCAGCGTCGGGCGCGGCAGCGTGCCTGTATTGCTGTATTCGAAGCCTTCGGCTTTAACAGGCAAACGCACATAGGTGTTGCTATTCCAAACAACGTTTCCGTTCACAGAAGCATTGCAACCGTTGTGCCACCGATAGGTATCTGTGCTCCCATGCAAGGTGCTATCCAGCGTCATCTCAAACAGCTCGATGATGGCGCTTGGTGCAATGCTCGCTAACTCTTCATAAGCACTAGCAACTGCCTTCCAAGTAACCGTTCCATCGGTAATTGTTCCGCCAATATCAGTCGACCAATTTGGTTGAGTAGAGGCGCTGGTTCCAGCAACCGTACACAGAAACACCAAACCAGAAACCTGAACGGTGCTGGCGCGAACAATGTCGCCAATGGCATAGGCGGTTGAACTAGCCCAGGCTGAGTACGCCATCAGGGTTCAAATACTTGACGGAAGGTGGCTGTAATGGTGTTGACGTTGGCATAACGATGATCACGCGACCAGCTCTCCACAACCCACTTGTAAGACGTGCTGTCGTCCAATGGTGTCCAATCAAAGCTGGCATTATCAGCAGCACGTGCATCAAAGAACGCCTCAATGGCATCAGCGTCTGTGCTGTCTTTTGCCGTCCAAGTCAAATCCCAAACGCGTGGATTTTGATTCAACCCGTAAGTAAGCCGTTGCTCGTAGCCATCACCAAACTGCACCTTGCGGACAACGGGCTGGCTTCTGCGTGATGCCCCGAAATCAGGAGTCGTACCACCTGTGCTGGTGCCAACAGTGGCGTCGTTGAAAGTAGCCATTACGCAAGCAAGCCTCCAGGACGTTTTTGCTTGATCAACTCTTGTTGAACCGCAATGCCAATTGCCTTGCCGAGGGCATTCGCTTGAGGACCATTGCCCTCAACATTACTGCCATTGGCGTCTACGTTCACAGTTACGTTTCCAACGCCAGCACCGCCAGACATGGTCACCGGGATGGTCCGCCCATCAGGAAGCGGCACATACGCCTCTGGACGGCTGCCTTCGCCAAACATTGCAAGCTGAGGACTGTTGGCGATTCCGCCGGACGCATAACGACGCAAATCCATCGGTCCACCAGCAGTCATTATTCCGCCATTGGCAAAACCAAAAATCCTGCTAAGCATCCCTCCGCCCGGAATGATTGCACGCAATGCTTCAAACATTGCAAATCGTATAAAAATACGAGTCAAATCACTCAACACTGATTTAGCAAAATCAGCAAATTGCAATTTACCGGTAGTAACAAAATTAGCGAGTTGATCGCCAAGCGTCACAAAAGCACTGCCAAGAGTAGAACCTAAATTTTGTGCCAAGTTTGAAGATGCTTTGACAACTTCCGCAAAAGAAAGTGCGAATTGACCGCCAAAAGTTTTTGCATATTCTCTCGCCTCTTGAATGCGTTGTATTAACGCCTCAAGGGCTTCCTTTTCGCTTGGCATTGCATATTTAAATTTTTCCCTGATTTCGGCAATTTTTTGCAAGAAATTAATCTCTTCTGCTTCTTTTTTGCTTTTTAACCCAAAATCAATTTCCATATCCTGAAGCATCTGCGCCCTTTCTTTTCTTTGTTCTAAAACATTTTGCAACGCATCAGACATAGCATCACGCTGCTTGTTTACCAAGGTATTGATCTTGCCGATCAAGTCTTTTCGAGTTTCCAGTGCATCATTTACTCCAATTTCCTTTCTTGCCAACTTTTCATCAACATTCAATATTTCAAGTTTGATCCTTAAGTAATCCTCGTTGAATTTATCTTGCCTGTCTGCCGCTTGGCGAATCTGTTCGCGGAGTCGAATTTCCTCTTTGGAGATATCGAGTATCTTTTTAGCTTTTTTTTGCTCACCATCTCCACCGGCTTCGGTCCCAGGTGGAATAAGAGTTGGCGCACCTCCAAATTTTCCAAACTTTCCAAGATCAATGCCTTGAATAGCTTTCATCATATTATTAATACTATTTTTTGTAAATTCTTCAACTACCTTGCCAATTGTTGCCGCGACCGTAACCCCAACTCCAGCGCCAATAATCATTCCAGCAATTTTTTTACGACCAGCTCCACTTTCGAGAGTTGCAACCAAAGCCATCGCTCCGGCAAGGGCTTGATTGACAACCAAGCGTATTCTTTCAAGATTCAATAATTCACGAGTAAGCCTAAGAATATTTCCCAAAGCGGTAGCAAAATTGTTGATATTGGTGGCGACAAATAAGCCAGCTTGAGCGCCAATCAAAACAACAATTACTTGGATCAAGGCGGAAATTGCCCTGGATACACCATTGACACCACCGATGAAATCAAAGATTTTTTGACTTAACTCGCCCAGTGATTTTTGCCACGCAGTTTGTCCTTCAATGATTCTGGTGATTGAATTTGCCGCACTTGTACCAAGATTTTGAAATGCAGTAATAATTGGCAGTAAAGCAGTGCCAGCCGCCAAACGCATATTGTCAAGCGCCAACTGAAATCGAATGCCAGCCGCATAAGGGGAATCTCCAATTTGCTGGGCGCTCTTTCCAAATTTATCGAGTAGTGCCTCTCCAAAGGTCACAAATTGGCTCAGGGTTACCTGTCCCTTCTTCAATGCTTCATCAAGCTGTTGAGGCGTCATCTTGACCGCCTGTGCAAATAATGAGAACGCACCAGGCAAACGCTCGCCAATTTGCCCACGTAATTCTTCAGCGGTAACTTTCCCCTTAGAGAAGACCTGAGACGCAGCCGTAAATGTTGCGTTAAGTGATTCGGCGTTGCCACCAGTTGCAACAACGGCAGCACTCAAACCATTGAACACCGTTTGTGTATCTTTAACACTCAGTCCAGCGCCACGAACAGATGCTTGAAGCCTGGTGTAATTCCTTGTGGTATCGCCAAGACTGCTCAAATAAGTACTGGAAGCTTTTTGAATAAAGTCCAGACTTTTATTGAATTCTTGTTGATCAGTGGAAACCCCTTTCAAGGCAAGGCGCAGTCTTCCAATTTCAGCCGCATATTCAGCAGAACCGGTGGCAGCCTGAGTCAAACCTCCAGTAGTGGCGCCAAGAGCACCTCCAACAAGGGCACCTTGAACGCCACCTGTTATTCCGCCAGCAGCGGCTCCAAGAAAACCAGCCGGTCCGCCAAAAATACCCGCACTAGCAACAGTCCCAAGAATTTGAGCACCAGCAGCCAAGCCACCGCGACCACGCCTGCCTTGTGCTTTATTTACCGCAGCCTCAAACCTTTGCGCCTCAGCTGTTGCTTGCCTGAATTCCTTGGATGTGATGTCAACACTGTTGGCAAGTTCTCGCCATGAGCGAGCAAAATCCTGCAAAGTATTAATGCTTTTTGAACGAACTTGTGCATCTGTATTTCTAAGAACTGTAGCCAGATCATTGAATTTTCCCTTTGTCAACGTCGTTTCTGATGCCAGCTTGTTGAATCTGGCGCTCAATTGATTGAGAACAACATCACCATCCGTCCGAATGCGGAGTCTGATTTCAGAGGTGAGGGTGCTCATCGTTTTGCGTTCAGAACGGCTAGGGCAGCCATTTCCATCACCTGCACGCCCTCAAAAACAGCGACAGGATCCTTGACTGAATACAGCTTACAGAGCCATTCGAGACTCGGGTAGTTCAATCCTGTCAGTCCCGCCATGCTCGTGTGCCATTGCGTCGACATGCGGATGAACATGACCACGATGTCCCAGTTCTCCTCCCAGACCTCACAGTCCTCCTGTGCAGCCTGTAGATGTGCAGCGGCGATCTGCTCCTCGCTTGCGCCAAGAGCCTTCAGGTCAGCTTCGCGCTCGTCTACAACGCCGCCTTTCGCCCAGTACTCAGCGGCGAGTTTTAGTTTTTTGCCAATGCTCCAGTGATGCTATCGGCGTATGCCTGAAGAAGAGCCTTGACGACATATGGATCATCGCAAAGTTCTTTTTTATTTTTTTGTGTGTAAGGCACAGGCTTGCCTTCTTCATCGTTAATGCCCTCCCAGCCTTCGAGGATCCCATCAACAATGGCTTCATCGCCTTTGTTCATGAGATCATTGAAAGCTGAGCGACTCATCTTCTTGAAGACCGCTTCGAACGTTTGAGTTTCAAAGCGATTCCCATCAACCGGGATTTCAACATTGACTTCCCATTTGTAGGAAGCAGTCTTCTTGAGGACAAAAGCCATGAGCAGAGATCAGGAGAACACCAACGACATCTCGTTGTTGCCAGCCGTGGTGGGCAGAGCCAGGTACGGCATGGACAGCGCGATTACGCCGTTAGTATCAGCGTAGCTGCAACCGGTGATGTCGGTCTGGGCTGCGTTGACAGTCACGATATTGCCGGCAGTGGCG